CACAAAACTAGAGGACTGTGGGACTCTTCACGCGTCGCGCCTCCGTCTCCGCATCGGCCGCGGTTCTGTCCACGACCACGTCCGGCTACCTCCAGTCGGTCACGATCCCGGACATTCCTGACCTCGCGCTATCCCGCCCGGGCGCGTGGAGAGTCCCCGCCGTCGCCCAGGGCATCCAGGTGATCGCCGGAACCATCGGAACGTTCCCGCTCCGCCGCTACAACGCGAACTACGAGGCGGTCCCCTACGGTCTCACCGAACAACTCGATCCGGCCGAATCCACCTCCGCGACCATTACGAAAGTCGTTGAGGACCTCATCCTATGGCCGGTCGCCTACCTGGTCACGATTGCCCGCTACGCCGACGGATACCCCGCGAACCTTCGCTACGTCCCATACGAGAACGTCCAAACCCCGAACTATGACGGCGGCCCGTACACAATCGGCGACCAGGACGTCCCCGCCCGCGACGTAATCGTCATTCCCGCCCATTGGCCCGGACTAATCGAAACCGGCGGCCGCGCCGTTCGCACCGCCCTGGTCCTCGAGGCCGCGGTGTCACGTATCGCCGCCACCGACCTACCGACCGGCATCATCTACGACGACGGCCCCGACCTCGACCCCGACAAGGTGACCGAACTCCTCAACTCGTGGGAGACCGGCCGCCGGAAACGCACCACCGGCTATCTGAACCGCCGGTTTCGGTACGAACGGGAGTCCTGGAACTCCGAAGAACTCGCCCTCGTCCCATCCCGGGACCATCAGGTCGCCGAAATCGCCCGCCTCCTCAACGTCCCCACCCGCTACCTCAACGCCCCCACGAACTCCTCCCTCACCTATTCGACCGTTGAGGGGCAACGCCGCGACCTCGTCGACACAACCCTGCGCCCGTATCTCGTCGCGATCGAAACCCGCCTATCCCTCGGCGACGTCACCCCACGCGGCCATCGGGTCCGGTTCGCCCTCGACGACTTCCTCCGATCCGACACCGCCGCCCGATACGACGCCTACACAAAAGCCCTCGCCGCCGGATTCCTCACCCTCGACGAGGTCCGCCGCCTCGAGAACCTCCCAACCCTCCCAGGAGTCACCCGATGACCGAACACCTCACCGCCACCCTCCACGTCAACATCACCGCGAACCTCGAACGCCGCACCATCACCGGCCGCCTCGTCCCCTGGGACACGATCGGCCACACCTCGGCCGGACCGACCAGGTTCGCCGCCGGATCGGTGAACCTCCCCGACGAACTCTCCCGCGTGAAACTCCTGCGCGATCACGACACCGCCGCCCCGATCGGATACCTCGTCGACGCCCACGACGACGGCACGGGCCTGTTCGGTACGTTCCGAATCCCCGAAACCGCCGCCGGGGACCTCGCCCTCCTCGAGGCCGCGGAGAAACTCCGCGACGGCCTGTCGGTCGGCGTCACCCTCGCCGACTTCACACACTCGGCCGACGCCCTCGAGGTCTCCGCCTCCCACCTCAATGAGGTTTCCCAAGTGGCCCTCCCCGCGTTCGACGACGCCCGAACCCTCGCCGTCGCCGCACAACTCGCAACACCCAACCCCCAACCCGAACCCCACCAAACCCCCGAAAGTGAGACCACCGTGTCCGCCGAATCCACCCCCGAAATCGTCGAGGAGGCTCCGGTCCTGACCGCCGCCACCCCGATCCCCCACACCGGCCGCCCGGCCACCCGCACCGTCGACCTGGCCGCAGCTGCGTCCCTCATCGCATCCGCGAACCGTGGCGACCTCACCATCTCCGAGGTTCGCGCCGCCCTGGCCGGATCGACCACCACCGACCTCGAGGGCATCGTGCCCCCGGCGTACATTCCCGAACTCGTCGGCCTCATCAACCCGGGCCGCCCGACCCTGAACGCGATCCGGTCGCGTGCCCTCCCACCGGTCGGGATGAAGGTCACGTACCCAAAGTGGACGGCGACGCCGACCGTGGACGAGCAGGTCGACGAACTCGACGAACTCGACTCGACGGCCGCAACAATCACCCTCGAGGAGGTCGCCGTGCGCACCTGGGGCGGCGCGAACGAACTGTCCCTCCAGGCGATCGACCGATCCGACCCGTCGGCCATCCAAGCGGTCCTCGAGGCCCTCGCGATCTCATACGGTCGCAAGACCAACGCCGCGGTGACCTCCGGCCTCATCACCGCCGCCGGTGCCGCGACCACCGTCGCGTCGTCGTCGCCCGTCGACGTCGTGTCCGGCCTCATCGGCGCCCTCGACCCCGAAGGCACCCCCGCCGGGCCGCTGTTCCTGTCCCTCGCCTGGGACCTCCTGCCCGCATGGATCAGCCTCGCCGACCAGGACCGACCCGCGTTCTGGGATGGTCGAGTCCAGTTCGGAAGCATGGTTCCAACCCTGTCGGCCGACGGTCTGACCGTGATGATCGACCGGGACCTGCCCGCCGGTGCCGCCCTCCTCGGCTCCGCCCTCGGCGCAACATGGTATGAGCGTCCCGGCTCACCCGTCGAGATTCGCGCCGTGGACGTCTCCGTCGCCGGTGTGGACGTCGGCGTCGTCGGTTACGGCGCCCTCTCCGTCGAGTACCCCGGCGCGTTCGCCTGGGCCGACCTGTCGTAACCGCCTGAACTGGCCGCCTATCGGGGAAGGTAGGCGGTCAGTATCACCCCCGGCCTCGAGGACGACCGAGGCCGGGGGTGCCCCCTCCGAACAGGACCGCCGCCGTGTCACTTACCCCGCCGTGGATCACAACCGAGGAACTCGAGGAACATCTCGGCGCCACCATTGACGCCGGAACCGCGGACCGCCTCACCTACACCGCGACCTCAATGGTCGCGAACGTTGTGAACCTCGTCGACGATGAGGGCGAGCCTCTTCTCGCCGTTCCCGACGCGGTGGTCACCGTCGTGCTGTACGTCGCCGCGGAACTCTACAAAGCCGGAACCGGTGTCGACGGAACCCTCCAGGTCGATTGGACTCAACAGGTGCCCGCCAACATCACCTCCGTAATCGTGAAACGCTACGGCGCCCTCCTCGCCCCCTGGGTGTCGGTGGACGGTCTCGTCGGATGACGTCACCACTCACCACCGCCCGCCTCGACCTCGTCGCCGAACTCGAGGACCTGTTCCCAACCCGCAAGGTCTACGAATGGGTCCCCGCATCGCCGGTCGTGCCCTGCGTGATCGTCGCCCCCGACGATTCCGAACCGATCGCAGAGTCCGGCTACGCCCGCTGGGACTATCACCTCCGGGTCTCGGCCATCTCGTCGACCCAAACCGCCACCCCGGCCGCGGTCGCCGCCCTCGAGGACGACCTCGAAACCCTCATCGCCTGGGCCGGTCCCCTCGCCGTTGACGTCAACATCGGCCCCGCCCGATTCGGTGACGCCACGATCTACGCCGTCGGTCTCACCCTCACAGTTCCAGTAACCATCCCCCCCACCGTCCCCGCCCCCTAAAGGAGCCCCCTAATGCCAGCCCCCACCCTCATCTCCACCCTCACCCTCTCCCTCGAGGGCACCCAGTACGAATGCCAGGTCAGAAACGCCCGCCTGGAAACCACGAACTCCGAAACCACCGTCAAGACGTTCTGTGGGACCTACACCTCGAACGATGAGTCCTACAACCTCATCCTCGAGGGCTATCAGGACTGGGGCGACGCCTCAAGCCTGTGCGACCTTCTGTGGGCGTCGGCCGACGCTGAAACGACCCTCACCGCTGTCCTCGAGATCGCCGGTGTCGACTTCACGTGTGAAGCATCCGGCCGGAAACCACCGGCAGGCGGCGCCGCCGGTGATCCCCTCGCCTTCACCATCTCCCTGCCCGTCCAGGGTTCGATTACGAAGGTCTGACCGTTGTGGGATTCTCGGCCATCCGAATCGAAGGCGGCCGAGAACTCCGACGCGCCCTCCGAACCGCCGCCGGTGACCTCGACGACCTGAAAACCGCGCACAAGCAGGTAGCGGCCGTCGTCGCATCGGCGGCGCAAGAGGACGCCCCGAAACGGTCCGGGAAACTCGCCGGGTCTATCCGCCCGAACTCCGGGCAACGGTACGCCCGGGTATCGGTGGGCAATAACCGTTCGACCGCGGCCGGTATCCCCTACGCCGGTCCGATCCATTGGGGATGGCCGACCGGGTCACCGAAACTTCCGGCGAAGGTGCGGAACATACGGGGCCGGGAATGGTACATCGCCCCGAACCCGTTCGTCACCGACGCCGCCACCAGGACCGAACCGGTGTGGTCCCGAATCTATGCGGCGGCCCTCGAGGACATCGTCGACCAAATCGGCGAAACCGCTAACGGAAAGGGCCCGTAATGGGTAAACCCGCCACCCTGAAAGTCGACATAGTTTCCGACTCCCGGCAGGCCCGAGACGACCTCGACTCGTTTTCCAGCAAGGTCGCCGGATTCACCGCCGGGGTCACCGCGTCGGTCGCATCGTTCGCCCTAGACAAAATCACCGACTTCGCCGTCACCGCCGGACGATCCCTAACCGACGGAATCGACAAAGCCGCCAGCCTCTCCGCCGCCCTCGGAACCCTCAACTACAACTACGGCGCCGCATCCGAAACCATCGCAAAGTTCGCCGAAGGCGCCGCCAACACCCTCGGACTCTCGAAACTCGCAGCTGTCGAGGCCGCTAACCGGTTCTCCGTCTACGCGAAGGCGATCCAACTGTCCGGAACCGAAGCCGCCGGATTCGCAACGCAACTCACGAAACTCGCCGGGGACCTCGGAGCGTTCGCAGACCTCCCCACCGAGGACGCCATAAACGCGATCGGGTCGGCGTTCCGCGGGGAACGCGACCCCCTCGAGAAATACGGGGTCCTCCTCAACGATGCGAACGTCAAAGCCGCCTACTTCCGCCGCACCGGGGAGGAGGTGAACGGCAC